ACGTTGCGCTGAGGCGCTGGCCCGACAGGCAGGACGTTCTCAATTCCACGCTGGAATCGGTTCGGGCGGACGACACCTACGACGACAAGCCCAAGGAAAGAATGTGGGCGGACGCCAAGCGCCGGCGCGTTCGCGTCGTGGAGATGTATTATATCCGCGAGGGCGTCTGGTATCGCTGCGTTTTTACGAAGGCAGGCCATCTGGAAGACCCGCAGCCGTCTCCGTACATGGATGAAGAGGGCAATCCCGAAAACCCGATCAAGTCCACTTCGCTTTACGTGGATCGCGACAACAACCGCTTCGGTGCGGTCAGGGTGATGATTTCCCCGCAGGACGAGATCAACAAGCGGCGCTCGAAGGGCCTGCACCTGATTACGATGCGGCAGGCGCGCGTGTCTCTTTCTGCGGCGGCGGACAAGGAGAAGATTCGGCGCGAGCTGGCGCGGCCGGACGGGCTGATCGACGGCGACAAGGACGATTTCGAGATTCTTCCGACCGCCGACATGGCGCGCGGCAATTTCGAGATGCTGATGGAGGCCAAGGCCGAGATTGATCTTCTCGGGGCCAACGCGGCGCTCGCGGGCAAGAACGAGAACGACCTTAGCGGGCGGGCGATCCTCGCCCAGCAACAGGGCGGACTTGTCGAGGTGGCCCGCATGTTCGACCGGCTGCGGTCGCTGAGCATCGCCGTTTATCGCGCGATCTGGAACCGCATTCGCCAGTTCTGGAACGAGGAGCGCTGGATTCGGGTCACCGACGACGAGCGCAACCTTCGCTTCGTCGGGTTGAACCAGAAGATCACGGTCAAGATGCTTGCTCAGGAAGTGATGCAGGGTGACCAGCAGGCGATCCAGAAGGCGTCGCAGTTAGTCGGCCCGCAAATGCTTCAGGCCGCGCTCCAGGGCGATGAGCAGGCAGGCATGGCGCTCGGGCTGTTCGTTCAGCAGAACGGTAACCAGGTCGTTGAAGTCCGCAACGCGGTCAACGAGCTCGACGTGGATATTGTGATCGATGAGGGCATGGACACGCCAACGGTCCAGGCCGAGCAGTTCGAGACCATTGCGAAGCTGATGGCCAATGCTCCCGCGCTTCAGGCCAACCCAGGCGCGCTGGAGTTCCTGGTCGAAGCCTCGGCGCTTCGCAACAAGGACAAGCTGCTCGACATTCTCAATCAGGGTCCGCCGCCGGAACAGGTTCAGGCGCAGCAGCAAATGCAGCAGCTTCAAATGGCCGGCGCCGAGGCCGAGGTGGAGAAAACCAAGAGTGAAACGCTCAAGAACGTGGCGCAAGCTCAGGCGGCGGGAACGCCGGAAGCGCCTCAGCAAGCAGATCCAGTAGAGCAGGCGCGAGTCATGCTCGAAGGCCAGCAGACACAGATTGACGGCTTCAGGGCCGAGACCGAGCGCATGGAAGCGCTGAAACCCGACAACAGTTCCACGTCGAGATGACGTTGAAGGTGCCGCCGACCCACGGGCGTAATCCAAAGTGCCGCCGACTTTACGGGCGTTGAGGGTAAACGATGGAGAATCTTGACGAAGTTCTGAAGAGCGAGCCGGAGCAGGAGACCCCTGAGCCGATTGTGACACCGCCCAGCGATATAGTCGATCCGCCGAGCGATCGGTTGAGAGACGAGAAGGGCAGGTTCGCGAAGAAGGACGAAACGGGCGTAGAACCGCAGCCGCAAGCTCCGGTCGAAAGCGAGGCGCCGCCGGCCCCGCAGTCACAGCTTCCTCCGGACATTTACGAGCCCCTCAAGGCAGTTCGGAACGAAAACAAGGAGCTTAAGCGGCAGCTGGAGATGATCCAGCGGCAGATGCAGGTTCCGCCGCAACCGCGGCAGCCAACCCCCGAGTTCTGGGACGATCCGCAGGGCTTCATGTCCGCGGAAATGTCCAGGTTCGGCGAAACGCTGCTTCAGCAATGGGAGCAACGCCAGCAGATCCAGCGCATCGATGCGTCGGAGAAAGCTGTCCGCGCCAAATATGCTGACTATGACGAAGCCTATCAGGCTTTCGAGCAGGCGGTGCAGGCCAATCCACGGCTCGCATACGAGCTGGCGCAATCGGACGACCCCGGCGAATTTGCATATACCAAGGGGAAGGCCGCTCTTGCGATCCAGAGCGTTGGGTCACTGGATGCCCTGAAGGCGCAGATCCGCTCCGAAATTGAGGCCGAGCTTAAAGCTGCAATTCCGCAGCCGAAGCCGGTTCTCCCATCAACAACCGCCGCCGATGGATCGGTGGGCGGACGATCCGGCCCCTCGTGGTCTGGTCCGACGCCGCTTACCCAAATCCTCGGCTAGTCACTCACTTTGGATTGCCACGCCGGGAGGCGTCGCGTCCCTTAGACGGATAATTTTCAATGGCAGACACTGTTGCAGCGACTGGGCTTACCGCCCAGCAATGGGATGACAAATTCTTCCGCGAGTACATTCAGGCCAGTCGTTTCAAGTCCCTGATGGGCACGGACGAGAACTCCGTCATCCAGATGAAGGAGAATCTTCGCAAGGGCACGGGTGACACCATCACCATTGCTCTCGTGAATCGTCTCACCAACGATCCGGTTCTCGGTTCCAGCGTCCTCGAAGGCAACGAGGAAGACCTGGTTTCGCGTAGCCACGACATCACCATCAACAAGCGGCGCAACGCCGTTCGCATTGCCGAGATGGAGGAAATTCGCTCAGCGATCGACCTCCGCGACGCAGCGAAGGCAACCCTGCTTGACTGGTCGATCGAGGACACGCGCGACCAGATCCTCGATGCGCTCGGTTCTCTCAATGGGACCAACTTCGTGGATCGCACCGCGGCGATTGCCGATGCGTGGCTCGTGGACAATGCTGATCGCGTCCTCTTCGGCGCGGCCTCGGCGGGTTTCACGGACATGTCGGCGGACCTCGCGCTTCTCGACACCACGGCGGACCTGTTCAACGTGACAGCGCTCGACGCGATGATCCTGAAGGCGAAGACGTGCAACCCGAAGATTCGCCCGATCCGGGACGAGTCTGACGGCCGGCGTTACTATGTCGCGTTCTGCAACCCGAACGCGATGAAGAACCTCCGGGACTCGATCGATACCGAGGTTCTGGCGGCGACCGTTGTTCAGGCCCAGGCGGCCAAGCTCTTCGAGGGCGGCGACCTGTACTGGAACGGCACTATCGTCAAGGAAGTCGATGAAATGCCGATCTACGACAACATCGGCAGCGGCGGCACCACTGAGGTCACTCCGGTTTACCTCTGCGGCGCTCAGGCGGTCGGCTACGCGCTCGGCAAGCGGTGGAGCACCATGACCAAGGAATTCGACTACGGCGACAAGTACGGCGTGGGCGTGTCCGGCATCATGGGCATCAACAAGCTCAACTTCGGCACTGGTGCCGCGGATACGGACGATCAGAAGGATCACGGTGTTGTCACCGGCTTCTTCGCGACGACCGGCACTGCGACGACCAGCAACGCAGCCGAAAATTAATCGGACTGAGGGGTCTTCGGGCCCCTCTTTTTCCATAAGGACTCTCAGTACATGGCGACTCTTACCTCTTCGGCTGCCGGTTCGGCGCAGCCGGCCTTCAAGGCTGTCGGCTCGGGCATTCTATGCGCGGCCTACGGCCACGTTGACGCGACAACCAGCCTCGCGACCAGCGACGTTGTGCAGCTCTGCCGCGTTCCTGCGGGCGCGGTCATCCTCGGCGGGTTTCTCCGCATGGAAGACCTCGACTCGAACGCGACGGAAACGATCGACATCGACGTTGGCACCTCGGCTGACACCGACGCCTTCGGCAACTTCGGCGTCCAGACGGGCGATGCCGTTACCGGCTATCTCCCCGAGGGCGGCGTTCTTCTGCCGCTTCACGGGACGCTCAAGGACGGGCCTGTTTCGGTTTCTGCCGAGACGGTCGTGCAGCTCACGGTCGTTGCGGGCGCTGCCACGGCAGCCGCAGGCACGATCACCTGCGTCGTTCACTACGTCTGCCCGTAACCGGGTCGGGGCGGGGGTAACACTCCGCCCCCTATTTTTGGGGAACGGCCATGCTGGATATGTCTAGTCCCGGCTACTACAGGTTCACCGACCCGATGCGCGTTCCAGCGGGCAATGTTGTGAACGCTTCCGCGCAATCGACCCCGCCTCCGGGCCTGCCGGAGTTCGACATGGGACCGGGGCGTTGGTTCGGCGTCAACGGGGCCAACTATCACGCGCCGACGGGCCTTAGCAGCCTCGTCCAACCGCCCGCCGCAACCGTTGCCTCGCCAAATGCCGCCCGCCCGTTCGGCGGACTCGCGCGGCTGATGTACATGCTCCACGGCGGCGATCCGTCCGGGTTCGAGGCGTTCAGGCAGCGCAGGCTTTCGATGCATCAGGGGGTTAACCCGTGACGAAAGAGCAGCTGCGCGATCATGTCCTCCGGCAACTCGGCGTCCTAGGCGCGGCGGACGATGCCGCAGCGGAAGATGCCGAGCTCATGGAGACGATCATCGACAACTGTCAGGGCGAGCTTGAACAGCTTGAGGTCGCCCTGTGGCCTGTCGATGACATACCAGCCTACGCCGTCGAAAGCATGGCCCTCTATTGCAAGGCGTCCTGCACGGCATGGGGGCAGGAGTACGATCCACGTTTGAAGCAACTGGCGCTCGCTCAGCTTCGCATGGTTACGTCTGACCGCCGTTCGGGCGTCGGAAGGGCCTGCTATTTCTGATGGGCAACCTCGCCGTTGTCGGCCCGTCGAACCTTGGGATCACCGCCAAGGTCGAGAGCCAGAGGTCGATCAACTGGTATCCATGCGCGCCTGAGCGGCAGGGCCAGAAGCCGCACCTTCGCGGGAGACCTGGGCTGGAGCTTCATTGCGTGCTGCCGAAGACGAAGGCACGCGGAACGCTCGAAATGGATGACCGGGCGTTCGCGGTTTACGGCACGGGCATTTACGAGATTTACGAGAACGGGACCTTTCGCGAGTGGGGCACCATCCCCTCGTTCGACGGCAAGGTCACGATGGCCCGCCTGCTCAACACGATCGTCATTGGGGACGGATCTGGCTATTACGCGCTCGACATCGACGCGGGAACGGTCAGCAAGATCACCGACGCCCCACGGGGCCGGTTCTGCGTCTTCTTCGACCAGAGGATCCTCTACCAGGGCGAGAACGGCGAGGTTTTCTACTCGGAGCTGAACGATCCGACCAACATTCCGGGCGCCAACTTCTTCACCGCAGAATCCCTGCCCGACGATATTGTCGCGATCACCACGTCCGAAGAACAGATCCTTCTCCACGGGCGCAACTCGACCGAGCCGTGGTACGATTCAGGCGATGCTGACAACCCATTTCAGAGAGTTCCGGGCGGAACGGTCTATTCAGGCTGCGGGCATCCCGACACGGCGCTGAGGCTTGATAATTCGGCATGGTGGGTCGAGATCGACGCGCACGGCCAGAATATCGTTCGCAGGACTCAAGGCGCAACGCCGGTCAGGGTCTCGACGGAGGCGGTCGAGAGATGGCTGCGAACAGCGGAGAACGTCGCGGCCCATGCGTATCAGGAAGATGGGCATACCTTCTACAATTTGACTGCGGATCAAGGGCCGACGTGGAGCTATGACCTGAAGGAGCAGGAGTGGCACGAACGCTCGTGGCTCAATCCCAACACGGGCGAAAGAGAACGCCCGCGCCCCGAGCACCACATCTATGCCTTCGGAACGCATCTCGTCACCGACTATGAGAGTGGCAAGGTCTATCGCCAGAGCCTCGATTATCACGATGACGCGGGGCAGGAGATCGCCTGCGAGCGGATCACCAAGCATTCGGGCGGCGATGGTCAGCAGATCATCATTGACGAGCTCTACCTGGATTTCGCTACCGGCGTCGGACTGGACGGCTCAGGTCAGGGAACGGACCCGCAGGTCATGCTCCGGGTCTCGAAGGACGGCGTAGGCTTCGGGAAGGAGTTGTGGCGCTCGATCGGCAAGATCGGCGAATACCGGACCCGCGTGAGATACCACCGCCTCGGCGTGGGTACGGACTGGGTGTTCTGGATTCGCGTGTCTGACCCCGTTCTCAGGGTATTGATGGGCGGCGACGTGGTTGTGAGGCCGGGGCGCAGATAATGGCCCGCGACTTTTCCATTCGCCCTGATCTTCTGAAGCTGGGCGTTCCCGAGCGGACAATCCGGGTTCTGGAGAAAGCGGCGCTCATCGTTGACACGATCGAACGGGTGACGGGGACGGAAACCGACCTCGATACCGTAGCAGGGCAGATCGACACGCTGAACGAGGCGGTCGAGGACGCGAACCTGTCGCTGGAAAGCCTCGACGGGCGCCTCGATACGATTGAGAACGGCAACGGTCCCTATGTGAAAAAGGCCGGCGACGTGATGACGGGCGCACTGGATGTTCACGCGCTCGTCCAGTGCGACAGTTTCAGGATCGACGCCACGCCCACCGCCGAAACGATCACGCCAACGCATACCGTGACGATCTCGGTGAACGGGACCGACTACAAGATTCCGATCGTGGCCGCATGATTGAGCGCTCTTTCGACCCCGAGAGAGCCAACTACCTGATTAACCACCCCGCAGTCCGCCCGTTCGTCGGCGGTGACGGGAAATCGTTCCTCGATCTCACGCCCGTTGTTTCTGACGACAAGAATTACCTATTGCTGGGCGATCATGGCGGCTTTCTCGCCACATGGTCCGCACCCGGTGCCTACGAAATACACACGTTCATCCTCCCCGAAGGACGGGGACGAGCCGCGAGAGAGCTGGCGCTGGAGGCAAGAGCATATCTTGCCAGCATCGGAGCCGATCACCTGTGGACCCGCGTACAGAAGGGCATGGAGAATGTCCGGCTGTTTACCTTGGCGGCGGGATTCGAGCCGTGCGGGAAGCAGGTTTGCGACTTCGGCGGCGGGCCGACGGACTACGAACTTTTCAATTGGAGGGCATGAATGCCTGTTGCCGCACCCCTAATCATTGGCGCCGCGACCGTTGGCGGAGCACTCATCAGCTCCGGCGCCGCCAAGAAGGCCGCGAAGACGCAGGCCCAGTCTGCCGATGCGGCAATTGCGGAACAGAGGCGGCAGTTCGACCTCAATCGCGCCGATCTCGCGCCGTGGCGGCAGGCGGGCGGACAAGCCATTACGCAAGGGCTGGAGATGCTCCAGCCTGGTTATGATTATACCACATCACCCGGCTACCAGTTCCGCTTCGGCGAGGGCCAACGCGCCATTGACAGCAGCGCGGCGGCCAAGGGAATGTTGATGAGCGGCGGTACGCTCAAGGATCTCGCCCGCTTCGGTCAGGGATTGGCGGCCGATGATTACAACGACCAGTTCAATAGATTCATGGCGATTGCCGGCGGCGGACAACAGGCGGCGACAGCGGGCGCGCAGCTCGGGCAGCAGTCGGCGCAAAATATAGGCAGCCTCCTTACGCAGCAGGGCAACGCCCGCGCGTCGGGATATATCGGACAGGCGAACGCCATCAATGGCGGGCTTCAGGGGCTGGCTAGCCTCCTTCCCTACGCATTAGGGGGCGGCGGGGGCGGCTTCGGCAACGTTGCGACAATGCCCATGTCGGTCGGCGTCAGTCAGGGCTCGCTCTTCCAGCCTACATCCTGGTCATCGGCTATGGCCGGCTTGCCGGGGGGAAGTTTCTAATGGCGATCGACGCATCCATTCCGCTCCAGGTCCGTCCGTTCGACACGCGGCAGGCGTTGTCTGACATGATGCAAGTCCAGCAGTTGCGGCAGGAGCAGGAGAACAAGCGCCGGTTGGCCGATTTGCTGCCGAGGGCAGTTCATGGCGACCAAGGCGCGGTCGCCGAACTCTATGCGGTCGATCCCAACATTGCGCTGAAGCTGGACGAACAGCAGCGCGAGGCAGCGAAGGCACGGGTTGCTGATCTTTCAGCCGCCGTCAGATGGGCCGACACGCCAGAGAAATGGCATTACGTCCAGCAACATTACGGGCAGGAGGGAATTGACCTTTCGCCATATCGTTTCGAGGACCGCGAGCGCGGATTGGTGGCCTTGGGGCAGATCGGCGATTATCTCAAGGCCGGACAGAACGGACAGCCCACCAATCTCCAGCGCGAATACGAGTTCCTGAACTCCAAAGACCCGCGCCTCGCTGACCAGTTCCTGCACAACCGAGCCGAGGGAGCGCCGTTGGTTGCGAATAACGGCGACGGCACGTTCACGATCATCCCGCGCGGCATGGCCGGCGCGCAGCAGCCCTCATCAGACATCCCGCAAGGCGCGATTGACTATCTTAAAGCCAACCCCGGCTTGGCTTCGGAGTTCGACAAGAAATACGGACCCGGCGCGGCCCAGAAAGTACTAGGAGGTCCGAGCCCTGGCGGCTCGGGCGGGTTTCCTTACTAACAACCCCGGCGCGCTGCGCGTGCCTGGATCGATGCGTTTCCAGCGTTTCAATTCGCCCGCGCAAGGGATAGCTGCACAGGAGGCGCTTCTAAAGCGCTACCACGGGCGGGGGCTGAACACGATCTCGTCAGTTGTCGAAAGATACGCGCCTCGAAAAAGCAGAGGCGGCGACAACACCGATGAGCAGGTGGACAATTACATCGCCTACGTTTCGCGACGGCTCGGCGTTGATCCCGGCCAACCCATCGGACCCAACATGATTGGCGCACTCGGGCAGGCAATGCGCGAGTTCGAGACAGGACAGAGGCCCTATTGATGCCCAACCCGTTCGACCAATTCGACCAACCCGGCCCGGTGACGGTCGGAACGCCGCGCCCTCCGAAGAAGGAGATTCGTGAGGTTGGCGGCTCACTGGGCGTTGTCGATCCGACCACGGGCAGCTTCACTCCAACGTACACGCCTCCCGAAAAGGACACGGCCAAAGACCCGAACGGGACGCAGGGCTTGGCGGCGGGATTCTATGGCCGCGCCCTCTATGCCAACCAGAAATATGGCTCTGGCGTCGCTCCCCGCGATCCTCTGACGCAGGGCGTTGTCGATATATTGCCGAGAGGCGTCGCCAACGCCTTTACGGGCACCGAGAGGCAGCAGGCGGACACCTATGCGCGGGACTTCGTAGCCGCAACGCTCCGCAAGGAATCCGGCGCTGCGATCAGCCCCGAGGAATATCAGAACCAGTACGTCCGCTATTTCCCCATGCCGGGAGATTCGGCAGAGACGATCGCCGCGAAAGCGCGCCTCCGCGACACGGCCATATCGTCGCTTCGCAACCAAGCCGGCCCAGCAGCTTCTGCGGCAGAGCAAAGCGTGGCGCAGATGATCGCGCAGGACGCTCAGGGCGGCGGCAATGGTCCGGATGGTCCGGCGAAGCGCATGACGCCGGAGCAGCAGCAACAGTTCTTCAATGTGCTGCAAACACAAGGACCGGACGCTGCCAACGATTATTTGAAGCAGTTCAACCTCAGCCTCGTAAGCAAAGAGGACGCCGCTAAGCCGCACTCCAGCGCAATCGATTACAGCGCGGCCGACGCACAGACTCAGCAGCGTATTGATGCGTTGAAAGCGGATCAGGGAGCAGGCACGGGTTCCGCAATCCGCCGCGGCGCACTTGACGCCGTGACGCTCGGGTTCGGCGACGAGATCAGGGCGGGCGCACGGGCGGCTGACCAATCGCTTTCCGGACAAGGCGCTTTTGGCGATCTGTACAGCCGCAATCTTGGCGACGAACGCGCCTATCAGTCGCAGTTGCAGCAAGAGCACCCGCTGCCCTTTCTGGGCGGGCAGGTCGTGGGTTCGTTGGCGCTTCCGACGTTCGGAGCATCCAGTGCGGGAGAGTTGGCTCGGATCGCGGCTCTTTACGGCGGCGCTTACGGTGCCGGCTCGGGAACGGATGTGCAAAGTCGCTTGACTGGTGGTGCCACTGGCGCTGGGGCAGGCGGTGCGCTGGGCTTTGGCGCGGGCAAACTGTCCAGCCTTCTTCGCGGACGGCAACAGCAAGTCCCCGAGCTGGTCGATCCCGCAACGGGTACGCTCAACGAGCCGCTTGAGGCTGCGGGACCGGCTGCTCGCGTGGGAGCGGCTCAGGAGTTCGGCGTGAACCTGCCGATGGGCGCTGCCGGAGACCGCTCGGCTGCGATTATAGAAAAGGGCCTCGACAACCTTCCGGGCTCGGCCGGCGTGATGAACGACGCTCGCAGGGTCACGGAGGGCCAAGTCCAGAACGCAGTCCAGGACGTTGCCAACCGCTACGGCTCGGCGCGGACATTGAACGAAGCCGGGGCGGAGCTTCAGCGCGGCGCACAGGAGCGCATCGAGCGCGGGGCAACGGTTGCGACCAAGGCTTACAACGCGATTCCCATTGCTGACACGGCTCCCGCGTCCAAGTCGAATGCGATTGCCACGCTTCAGCAATTGACGGGCAGGTTCCAGTCCAATCCCGATCTTGCCGAGGCGATGAGGGATCCGAAGCTTTCGACCTACCTGAATGCCCTGCAAAGCGGCGACCTGACGTGGAAAGACCTCAAGGACTTCCGGACGATCATCGGCGAGAAGATCGGCGACATGCGGTTCGGCGAAGGGCACAGCACGAGCGACCTTCGCGCCCTCTACGGCGCTCTGTCCGAGGACATGCGGACCACCGCGGCTTCGATGGGACCGGGAGCCACAAAGGCATTCGAGCGCGCCAACAACCTCTACAGGAACGAACAGCAGCTCATCGATAACGCCTTGGTTCGCGTTCTCGGCAAGGACGGGCAGATGAACCCGGAAAAGGCTGCTGCGGCGGTTCAGGCCATGACCAAGGGCGGCAAGTCCACGGGTGACCTCAAGACACTAGCGCAGATTCGGTCGGCGACGGTCAAGAGCGGGGCATGGGACGAGATTGCATCAACGCTCGTCCGCCTGGGCGGGCAGCCCGCGAACAGCCAAGGTCGCGCATTCGATCCCCGCACATTCGTCCAGTGGTATTCCGATATGGCCGAACCGGCGAGGAAGCTGCTGTTCGGCAACGGCGAGCTCAGGAGTTCGCTGGACAAGTTCGTCGCGGTCAATCAGCGGCTCGCTAATTCCAACGCCCTCCGCAATACCTCTCAAACGGTCCCCAATTTCGTCGGGACCGGCTTTGCCGGCGCGGCCGGTGCTGCGGCCATGCTGGGCCACGTAGGCACTTTGTTAGGCATCGGAGCAGAGATGGCGGGCAACTTCGCAATGGCGAAGGTCTGGACCAACCCCGGCTTCGTTCGCTGGGCGACCGGCTTCTCAAGAGCGACAAATCCCGCCGCGGCCAAGTCGCAGATTGGGCGGCTGGCGAAGATCGCAGCGACCAATCCGGAGCTGAGAGAGCCACTGGCGGCTATTCAGCAGCGGCTATTGTCGGCGGTGAACGACAATTTCACGGCGCCGATCGCCGCATCAGGTTCCGATAACGCACAACAGAACGAAGACGACCGCTAGGGCCTTCGACCGCCACTGACGCGGCGCGGCCAGCCCAATAGCGGCCAGCAACAGCATAACCTGCCAGATTTTCACGCAAAAACCATAAAGTTCGGGAGGCTGGATGGCAACGTCATTCGCGCCCTTCCTCGTCCAGCTCTTCGATGATTACGGAGACGTGCTGGCAGGGGGGAAGGTCTATACCTACGAGGCCGGGACCAGCACGCCCCTCGCCACCTATCAGGACAGGGATGGGTTGACGGCCAACGCCAACCCGACTGTTCTCGATGCGGCGGGCAGGGCGACGATCCGCTTCACCGAGGGCGTAGCCTATAAGGTCATCGTCAAGGACTCGGCCGACCAGACGATTTCCACCGAGGACAATATCATCATCGGTGAGGCGGCCAGCGCTTCGACCGAGCAATTCGAGATTATGATGACCTTCGTCGGGACGCCGGGTGCCCAGCAATGGATGGGCGGCGAGGTAGTCCGGCGGTCTATCTCGTTCGATGTGGACTTCGACGGCGCAGACGGGGCGGTGATTACCAATCCTGGTGCGGATTACGTCATCAGCATCGAGAAGAACGGGGTCGAGGTTGGAACCTGCACCTTCGACACGTCTGGGACACCCACCTTTGCGACATCGGGCGGCGCAACGGTCTCACTCATCTCGGGGGATTCGATCGACTTCTACGGTCCCGACACGGTGGGAACGGCGGCCGACATCAAGATCACGCTCGTAGGTGACCTATGAGCATCCTTTTTGGCGGCGGCGAAATGGGGGCGTTCGTCCCCGCCGATGGCGACACCTACGAAACCACGAGCGCGGGCTACGATACATCGCTGGCTCGCTGTGCGATCCGGATCTACGGCTTCAGCGGCTCCTATGCCGAGAGCGCCCATTGGTCGAATGCGACGGACTTCTGGTTCCACGCAGACCTTACCGTGGACACGGCAGTATCGGGCAGCGAAGCCTCCTACCTCTCGTTCTATGACAGCTCGGATACCGAGGTTTACAAGCTCACGATGACCTTCAGCAGCAATGCGCTGACGGTCAAGCAATACCGCAACAATGCCGGATCGTTCGTGCAAGTCGGCTCGTCATTCACGACCAGCACCGACACTCGCAACACGCTCGATATTCATTTCAAATGCGCGGTTTCGGGCGAGGCATCGGTTTACCTCTCCGGAACACAGAGGCTCACCGGCACCGCCGACACCTCGGCCCTCAACGGCGTCGCCTATGTCCGGCTGAAGAGCAACCTGATCTCCTATTGGTCGCAGGTCATCTGCGCTGACGAATCAACGGTCAGCAAGCGGCTGAAGACTGTTCCACCGACGGGAGCCGGGGCGACCACAGACTGGACCGGCACATATACCGAGATCGATGAGACGGTTTATTCCGATACCGACTTCATCAACTCCGCCACGGTAAACCAGGTCGAGCTCGTCAGCCACGGAACGACCATCCCGAGCGGTTATGTGGTTGATGCTTTCGTTGTGACTGCTCGCGCCAAATGCGGAGCGAGCGGGCCGCAGAACCTTCAACTCGCCGTCAAGTCCGGTGCGACGACTTACACGAGCAGCAGCATCGCTCTGGATGCCGGATACACGGCCAACGTCGCGATCTGGGAAACGGACCCGGCAACCTCGGCTGCGTTCACGAGTAGCGCGATCACCAGCCTGCAATATGGCGTGAAGAGCATCACCTGATGGCTAACCAGGTCGAAGCCACCAAGGTCATCGCTTTCACTCTTACCGGCCCTGACGACGACGAAGCTGTTTCATCGAAGCTTGTCGCCTACATGATCGTGTCTCCCGGCGAGTCCGCCGTTGGCGCGAGCAGGCAGGCGCACGTCTATTCGCGAGTAGTCCGGAGATAATATGGCCTTCATCGTCGCGGATCGCGTCCAGGAGTCGTCAACGACTACCGGGACCGGGGCCCTCACGCTTGCCGGGGCATATACAGGATACCGCCGCTTTTCCGCGGTGATGTCCACCAACGACACGTGCAAATATACGATTGTCGCGCTGGACGGGAACGGCAATCCGTCCGGTGATTGGGAAGTCGGGATCGGCACCTATTCGGGAACGAACACCCTTACCCGGACCACGGTTGAGGCATCGAGCAATTCTGGATCGGCCGTCAATTTGGCAGCCGGCAACAAGCAAGTGTTCATGGATGCGTCCGCCGCACTCCTGAACAGCTACCTCAAGAACAGCAACAACCTCTCCGACGTTTCCAGTGCATCCACGGCGCGGACAAATCTCGCTGTTCCTGGGACGGGGACGGCCAACACATTTAGCGGCCTACAAACGCTGTCCGGTGGCGCCGATCTTACCCCGGCAAGTTCACCTTCGACAACGGCTGTCGGCTATCTCGGCGCGCCGCAGAACCTTCAGGACGCAACCTACACGCTCGTTATGGGCGATGCGGGCAAGCATCTCTATCACACGTCCGGCTCGGCCCACACCTGGACGATCCCGAGCAACGCCAGCGTGGCCTATCCGATTGGGACGATCCTCACCTTCATCAATGCAAGCGGCGCCGGGGCCGTGACGCTCGCCATAACATCTGACACGCTTCGCTGGGGATCTTCGACCGGATCGCGTACATTGGCGGCTAACGGCGTTGCGACGGCCATCAAGGTAACATCGACCGTTTGGAGGTTGACCGGGGACGGCATCTCCTGATGGGCGGCTGTCTCACTCGCCGCCTCGGTGTTTCAAGCGGATTATCCACCCCCGACGCAAATACGCTGTTCCTGACCCGCTTCAGTGCATCCACCCCAACGGAGGAAGTGACCGGCGTTTCGGGCTCCTTCGCCGGCAACGCGTCAGCCGACACGGGAAACATGCAGCTCGTCCTCGACGGAACGGGCGACTGGATGACCTGGCCCTCTGGCAATGCCAACGCCGCGATGGTGAGCCGCTACAACGTCACGACGAACTGGACGTGGGAGTGTCACACCAATTTGGCAGCGGCCCAGGTCGGCGGACTCATGTCGAGGGGTAACGCGGGCGCTGCGCGATGGGCGATATTCTGTTCCGGCACGGGCAATGTGGCCTTCTATGCGGACGCCTTCTCCACCGGAACGCCGATCGTGAATAGCCAAGGCTCCAATCTCGACGGAAGCGAACACCATATTGCCGTTGTCAGGGACAGCGGGACATACCGCATGTATTTCGATGGGGTTCAGGTTGATAGCCGCGTAACCGCCACCGGCCCGTCAACTTCAGACACATTTGGCGTGTTCATCGGAACGGACGAAGCCTCGACCACGACACGCGACGTTGCTGGCCGGATAGCGCGGGTGAAGATGTCCAATACCGCTCGCTATCCGAACGGGACTACGTTCACCCCGCCCAACCGTTTCTCAGCTTAGTGAAGCGCCCCGGCTGAGCCGAGGCTGACATCATACCAAAGCCCGAAGACGATATAGGCCCCGACGAGCAGGGCGCCGGTGCCATACAGCAGAAGGTTGAGAGCGCGTTTCATCTGGTCGGATCGTGCCATCCCATCACATAGCAGACGGTCTGAAAGATACCGAGTAGAAGGCACCCGGCGATCATAAGCGCTGGAGGAATGGTTAGCCAGGTGTCTAGCTTCACATGAACACCGTCGGAGTGACCCAGCCAGCGGCCTCAGTGAAATACCGCGCTATCGAATAGATCATCGCCCAGGCGAAGAAGATCACGACCGGCGCGGCAACCCACTTGCCGCCAGTCCAGTCCCTCGTCGCCTTGGCGATGTTGGGGAACAAACGCTCGAACATCGGGCCATTTAACGCAAATCAACCACCAAAGCCAACCCCCACGAGGGAGTGAGCGTCTATGTCTGGAACATCCTCGTGACCCACGAGCACTCTCAATGGGTGGAGCGGCTCGCCTACTTCTTCGCGGTGGTCGCTGGAGTGAGCCTCGCACAAGCCGCCTACGCGCTCACCATCATCGCGACGATGCTCTCCATCGTCCTTGCGGGCTTCAAGCTACACGATCGCATCAGATACGGCCCAGGTGGGGGGCGCGAATGAGAAACCCCTACGCCAAGGCGCTCAGGGTGAAGCCTCAGCAAATCCTGCGGGACAAGCGTGAGAAGACTTACCGCGAGATATTGGACGAAGAACTTGAGCGGGGACTGACGGACAGCGACCGGGAGATGCTCGACAAGCTGAATTAGTCGAGCGGGAATACCATTCGCTCAAGTCGTTCAAGCCGACGGTTTGTCTCGTCAATTCGCTGGAAGCGCAGAATCAGGCTGCCGCCGAGCGCGACTGCGACGAAGAAGAATATGATCGCTGACATACCGAGCGACTAGCACAAATTGACGTATGGCGCAACAGTGGGGGAACCCATGTGCAGGAACCACGCATCCTCTTCCTCGACATCGAGACGCGCCCCGCCACGGCTTATGTGTGGCAGCTCTTCGATGTCACCGTTTCCCTCAATCAAGTAGTCGATCCCGGCGGGACTTTATGCTTCGGGGCCAAGTGGCAAGGCTCCAACAAGATGATCTTCTACTCCGACTGGCAGCACGGCCACGCGGAGATGATCGCCCAGGCTCACAGGCTGTTCGAGGAAGCCGATGCGATTGTCACGTACAATGGCGACCGCTTTGATTTGCCCAAGCTGCAAGGCGAGTTCCTGCTAGCGGATCTACCCCCTCCAGCCCCGCCAACATCGATCGACGTTTACAAGGCGGTCAAGAAGCTGGGGCTGCTCAGCAACAAGCTCGCGTTCGTCGGCCCGCTCCTCACCGAAGAGGGGAAGCTGAAGCATGAGGGCATGGAACTCTGGACGCGGGTCATCGACGGGTGCCCCAGGGCCCAGGCCAAGATGCAGCGCTACTGCTCGCAGGACGTGCGGCTGCTTGAGAAGGTTTACGATAGGGTCAAGCCCTACATCGCGAACCACCCGAAGCTGAGGCACGGGGAGGTATGCGGAGCGTGCGGATCGACGCACCTCCAGAGCCGCGGATATCGCAAGACCAAATCGTTCCGGATTCAATCGCTTCAGTGCCAGCAATGCGGCTCTTGGCAGGCTGGCAAGCGAGAGGCTGCGTAAAGGCCCCGCCACGAGGAGCGCAGCGGGGCCAAGTCAAGCAACAGACCATCCCCGATTAGCCGCAACACACGACAAATCAAGGAGAAAGTAACAATGTCATATTCAGTCATCGTAGCCCGCGTCATGGCCGCCCTTCTCGCCCTCATCAGCATCTTTTCCGGAACGAACATCCTTCCGGCATGGGCGGACGCCCAGGGTGTTAACCTCCTGAACGGCGCGGCCCTCGCGGTCGGCCTGCTCGTCCAGTACGTCATGGCCCCCAAGCCCGCAGCTCCAGCGCCGACCGATCCGGTTGCCTAGTGATCTCGAAGATTGAGCACCGCCTTGTCGATAACTGGCGGGACTGGTGGCGCTGGGGTTCCATGCGCCTCCACGTCATCGGCACGGCGGGCTTTGCCTACATCATCGAGAACCCGAACGCGCTGAACAATCTCGTTTACGGGATCAGCCCGGAATGGCGGCGGCCGTTCCTCTTCACTCTCGCCGGCCTGTGGTTCGCCCTCGGCTGGGGCGTGCGCATGTGGAAGGGCAAGAAGAATGGCTAACCGCAAGCAACGGCTCGCCATCGCGGGCGCCTGCACCCTCGCTGCTGGAGCGCTGACAATCCCGTTCGAGGGCCTGGTCACGCACCCCAACCCGGATCCCGCCAATCCGAGGCTGCTACAGGTTTGCTACGGCGACACTGAAGTAGAGATGCGGGTCTATACCCCGCAGGAATGCCAAGTGCTGCTTATCGCCCGTCAGCAGCGGCACTATGCCCCCGCCGTCCTGAAGTGCGTCCCCGGACTCGCGGACAAACGCAACGCCTTCGCGGCCTCGATCGACGCGTCCTATAACGCGGGAATCGCAGCCTTCTGCCGGTCGCGCATGGCCCGCGCCTTCAATCAGGGCAAATGGCGCGAGGGCTGCAACGGTTTCGTGGGCTGGTACGAGACCGCAAAGGGCAAGAAGTTCCGCGGACTTGTGAGACGCCGTGCTGCTGAACGGGCGCTCTGCCTGAAAGACCTCTAACCGAAAGCATCCACCATGACCCACGCGCTGCTCGCGCTGGCGTTTGCCAGTGCGGCCTCTCCTGTTGCGCCCGAGGCATTCCCCGAGATCGAGCAGCAAATCGTCCCAATGGTCGATTGCGTCACCTCGCGGGGGAGCGCCGTGAGGATCGGCCCCAACCTCCTCGTGACGGCCCGCCATGTGGTCAAGGACAACCCCGAGCGGTGCAGCATCAACGGCAAGCCGTTCAAGGTCATCTACAACAGCCCGACGAACGACTTCTCGATGCTGTGGACCGCTGAGCCTGGACCGTTCCGCACGATTGATTGCGGCGGGTTCGTCAAGGGCCGCACTTACACCGCAACAGGCCACGCTCGCGGACTTCCTGAGCTGACCTCGATCAACCTCATCAGCACGGGTGCCTGGAACGCGGGCTTCGGCATCCTGTGGGGCATTTTTACCGTGATCCCCGGCCAATCGGGCGGTGAAATTACAGACGACGCCACGGGCAAGGTCGTGGGGATCATCAACTTCTACGATCCGCAGAAGGGGCTGAGCGGGAGCGTGCAGATGAAGGACATGCCAATTTGCAAGGAGGCCGCATGACCGTTCTCATCATCTATGCGGTGGGCGCTCCGAGCTTCGCATATTTGCTTAGCCGGTATGCTCGCCGGAGGGCATGGAACGAGGTCGTTGGCCTCGCGATCATGTGGCCCGTAATTGCGCCGGTCTATGCACTGATTGCCGCCGCCAGTTTGGGCGGGAAGCACAGGGGCAACGATGCTTAGCGCCCTGTGGAAATGGCTCTTCGGCGGATCGCTGTTCCTCTGCATCATGCTTGGAATTGCGCTGAAGCTGGAGAGGATTCATTCGCACAAGCTCGCGCAGAGGAACGCCGAGTTAACCGAGCTACGGGCGCAGGACAAAGCCAATTACGAGAATGCCCAACGCTCGGCGAAGGCCCTGAACGACGCGCAGATCCAGCGGGTCAAAGCCCAACAGGAGCAGATCACCCATGAAGTCACGAGCAACCTTAACGCTCGCCTTGAGTCTATTCGTGGCGAGCTGCAACGAGAGGCCGAAGCCGCTCGACGTGCTGCCGGTCGCCCCCCAGCAGGCGTCTCCAGCGACGCCCCCTGCCGAGCTGTTGATCCGGCCTGGATGTGTCTTTCGCCCCAAGAGCATGTGCGAGCAGCCGAAAACGAAGAACGGCACGACCAGCTGATCGACTGGAACCTCAAGCAGTCGGCAATCGATCCGAACAAATGAGCACCAAGCCGATCGAGCTCGGAAAGCTGGTATTCACACCGGAAACGGGTCGATTGGAAGTGACATTATCCATAGAGGACTGCCACGCCCTTGCGGTAATGCTTATTCTATCTGTTAAGAAGAGGAAGAAGGGTTAGGGCGTCTGCCTGACGGCACCGCGCTACCGATGCTTGCGCACCGAGCCTACTTCGTGTCTCGGCCCTTCGGGTCGGTATCGACTGACGCGATAATCAGTGGGCCAATCGGCTGACAGCGGAGACCCTCTTCGGCGAGGCGCTTGTAGTGGTCACGCTCTACCGCGAGCCTGTTTATCTCAGCGTCATCGTCGTAGATGTAGCGTAGCAGCGTCGTCGTCGCGAGCGCAGCGACATCATGGGCGAAGCGACGGAAGTTGTGTTCGTCAGGTTCGCCCTGCTCATTCAGAGAGTGCGCCACGCACATATCGACAATCTGTTTGGCGCGAGCCTGCGTCCGGTAGAGCTTAACGCCAGCCTCTAAATCAATGATTCTGTCGCTCATCGTCTCGTCCCTATCGAATGCCCAAGAGCGGGTTCCCTGGATGGCTTACCCGCTTTCACCTTCTTTCGTGAGTAGAGATATAATCCTTCGCGGATTTCGGGAATCGCGAGGATTTCGTCAGCAAGCTCATAAGCGCGGTCCATCAGAGCCCAATCGCCGCCAGTCTCTATCTCGGACAGCACGCCGGCGAAAACGTCCGCCACCTTCTCCCGTAGTTCGCTCATCTTTATAGTCCTCTAAACGGTGTTTGGGCGTCCCGGCTTCGCCGTCGCGGGCGTGTCTTCCTCATCCTCGTCGCTGTCGAGATATTGCCACTCCCGCGAGAAGTGCTCCGGCTTGTCGAGCCAGTGAACAACTCCGTCGCGCAGTCGCGTAATCCCGACCATCATCTTGCGCTCGATTGGTGGCAGCGGTTTTGAGTTGGCGAGATACCACACCTTCCAATTTGGCTTCGCTGCCTCGCTGAAGAAGCGCCGCGGCTCGCCCGGCTTGCGGCCTGTGTGGCGGCCGACTTGGAGCGCGAAGCTGCGGTGCCGTAGCATGTGAGCAGCGCGAACAGACTTGGGAACGTAATAGACGCCGTAGATGCGATGATTGAGCGCCAGCGCGTCTCCCAGACTGTCAAAGTGGTAGAATTGCCCCCGAACGTAAATCCATCCATCGATCGGGCCGTCCCAATATCCGCTCCAGAAGTAATGGTGTGCCAAGTCGGTCGGAAGACCTAGGCCCGCGCAAGGGACTAGCGGCTCTGCCTGAGACAACGAAGATTGACTCAGCCCGGAGGGCGCAGGCCCGGTCGGCGTAGCCGATGCGCCCATAATCTACATCTCCCCTTGTTCAGATATGCCAAACGATACTGGTTTATCACCTGAGTTGGGCATTAACTTGCTCCTTTGGGCGCATCGCCGTTGGCGACCGGGCTCTCACCCTTCGGGCCACGCCGCTGCGCGTCGATGGCGCTTCGCGTGTCGATCCCTTGCGCGGGAAGAGTAGGCTTGAGTACCGTCGAGTAGGCCGCGACCAGCGTTTCGATCTCTGCGATCGGCGTGGCGCGCAGTCCCGGCCCGCGATAAGCGGCCCTAGGCAACCGCGAGAGCCACGTTGAAACGCGCACCACGGCGTCCTCTAGTTCTCTTGTCATGCAGCCCTCGCGAACTTGTCTGTTTGGTTGCCCCACACGGTCCAGCCTTCGCGGGGGGTGCGGGCGAACATCTCCAGGTACGGCCCACCGACTAGGCGCTCGCTGCGGCGGTGGACGCAATCTGGCTTGCGGCTGTGCTCTCGGCGCGGCTCGATAATTCCCATGCGGACATCTGCGTTGATGCGCTTAGGCTTGCCTCGCGTGGCGAGAAGGCACGGCTCGCTATTGGCGCGAGTCCAATACCCCATGCCCACCTGAACGTCCGCGTCCTCCCTGAACATGTCGGGCTGACTGTTGTTCGCCTTCATCCAGTCGAAGCCGCACGTCTTGTAGGTGAAGCCCCAAGCGTCGATCAGCTTCAGAGCTTCGGGGAGAAGCGGCCAGCACGCCCACATCAGCAGAACGCAATCCTCGGCGGCAATGTCTGCCACCGGCAGCGCAGCGATGTCCTCAAGCGCCATCGTGTCGTAATGGTTGTCTGCCGAACGCGCCGTTCCCTTGCCGCTCCAGCACGCGAAGCGCCAAGGCGGATCGGCATAGATGGCACCGAAGCCGCCTTCAGGCACGACAATTTCCGAGAGTGTCGGCTGGTTCATTTGGAACCACCCGCGACTTGTCCACAGAGAGAGACGTTGGCGTAATCCCTCGCAATCGTGGGTAAAAAACCGCAGATTTGCGTGGGGCGCTCGCTTTTACACCGAGGAGGCCACAGGTTCAAATCCTGTAGCGCCCACCGCAGTTTTCCGCCACTTTCTCCACAGACTCCGAGAGGGTTGGCCGGAACCGATGAACCACTCACCAGTCCAAAGCGGCCATCGCATCGGCCATGAACCGGGGCGAATAGCGCGCATAGGTGGCGTAAGTGACCCTCGGCGACGTATGCCCGAGAACCTGCGCGATCCTGTCCAGCGGAACGTCGGCCTGGGCCATCCATACCGCTGCCGTATGCCTGAACACATGAGGCGAGCACGGCACTCCAGCCCTCCGAGCGGCGGCGGCAACGGCCTTCTTCACGCTCTTGACCGGCTTTCCCCCATACTCGATCACATGATCGGTTAGAGCGCCTTTGCGCGCTTCCTCCAGCCTCTCCCGTAGTCGGGGCGTTATCCCGACCTCCACGCGGCGCTTGTTCGTGGTCGCCCGTCCGGCGGGTTTGAAGTCGATGAGGTTGTGCTTCAGATCCACCCGATCCCAGGTCAAGTCGAGGATCGCGCCCATCCTGGCTCCGGTTCCCAAAGCTATTTCCACGAATAGCTTGGCGTGCGGCGTCTCGATCGCGTCCAGCAGGCGCTTCGCTTCCTCTTTCGTGAGATAGCGGTCCCGCGGCTTCGACGGTGACGGCGCGACGATGATCGGCGCTTCCTTCCCGTAGTGCCAGCGCAGACACGCCCGCAACGCTTCGAGCTCCGTCTTTATGGTGGAGGGTGATTTCCCTTGCCGCTTCCTCATCGCCGCATAGTCGCGGCAGTCGGCCTTCGTTATGGCCTTGCCGAGCTTGTAGCCGAAGTGCGGCTCCAGCGTTTTCCAGAGCGAGTCGATCCGCGACTTTGAGCCGCCGTTGGCGATCCTGTCCGTAGAGTAGGGTGCCCATAGGTCGGCTACCCGTTCCGCTGCTGGCCGGTTGATCCGGCGCCAGAGTTCACCAGCGATAGCTTCGGCCCGTCCCCGATCAGCCGTGCCAGTCGCAATTCGCTTGCGGGGAGTTCCGTAGGCGAGGCTGTATTTTCCTCGGTGCCTGACGAGACGGTATTCTGACATTCGACCCGTTCGACCTCATTGGCGGGGATGCGAATCAGCTTCCCGAGCCGGAAGTAGCCGAGATCCCCACGACGGCACATTTGCCGAACCGTCTCGGATGAGCAAGCCCACCGAGCGGCCAAGGTCTCAGGCGAGAAGGGGCGGGACTGGTTCACGCAGCCCCGATCGAAGCCCGTAGGGCCGAGACGTGGAACAGGCTCGGCGCGTAGCGCGAGAGCGGGAGAAGCTGCCCAAACACTATTGCTCCCCCTTACATATTGAGGACAGAGCTTCGCGAGCAATTTGTTGCGCTTCTGTTTCCATCCCGCTCAAGCGCAGCCGCTCAATCCGCTCCAGCGCCTCCCGCATAATCTCGCTGGCTTCGGGGTTAGGGGATGCATCCAGCGCTCGGCCCATTGAACCGACGATCATGCCGAGCAAATCTTCGCAGTATTCACCACCGGCGAGCACCGCGAACTGGCTATCGGAAAGCCCGTTCAGAAAGTCGTGGACTTCACGGAGCGTTGCTTTGCCGCGCGGCATCGCTTTGAGTGTCGGAGGGGGTTGGGTCATCAGTCCAATCCTGTTTCATTGGGCGCTCTGCGGACCAGCTCAGCCATTTGTTCAAAGGCCGTCGCCAGTTCTTCGCGCCGCCACATGGACTTCGGTAGCCAGAAGGTTATCGCGCTCCTGTCATCGTCCTGCGGCGGATGATGAAGCTCGGGCGCACTCTTCAGGAACATGCGAACGAACGAGTATCCAATGCCCGTGTTGCTCGGCTTAAGGCCAAGCTCGACCTCATCGGTTAACTCTTGGCTGTAAATGTTGAGCCTCACTGTTCTTGCTCCTTGTTCGTATTGGCGCGGGCGTAGGCGTCTTTCATGAACACGACCCAATGCGTCGTCTTGCTCGTCTTGTGGCCGAACAGCGGCCTCTCGGGCGTGAGCGCGAGAATATCCTTTACGCGAAATTGGGATTCGGCCCATTTGAACACGAGCGTCCCGTTAGGCCTGAGCACGCGGAAGCATTCCGCGAACCCGCGAGAGAGCATGTCTTTCCAGTCGCCAGTTAAATGCCCGTATCGGCGCGTGATTACACCCAGCGCTTCCTTGCGCTGCACGTGAGGCGGATCAAAAACGACCAGATGGAAGCTGGCATCGGGGAACGGCAGATCGGTGAAGTCGGCGAGCATATCAGGATCGACGACAATCGGGGACCGCCCGCGTGTTCCCGGCGTCCCGATGTCGATAGGGTGCGTTTCGCGGCGCTTGTCGATGAATAGAGCTCGTGCGTCCTTCCTGTCATACCAGAAGGTGCGCTCGCCGCAGCAGGCGTCGAGAATGGGCGGGAGCGCGTTCATTCCTGCTCCTTGTTCGCGAGACGGTCAGCAATTTCGAGCAGCTTATTTCGGCTAATCTCGCTAATGTCGTCCTTGTAGGCATCGGCGAACACGCGCAGCCAATCAGCATCGCCCCCTTGGGCTTTCGGTAATGATTCGCGGCCACAGCGACATGCCCATCCGCTTTCCTTGCAGTCAGGGCAGTATCCGGGGTTGCTCACTGTTCCTGCTCCTTGTTCGTATTGGATGCGCGCCTCTTGATCTCGCGGTCGATCATGCCCGCCAATTTGAGCGCAAATGGGTCGAGTTGCGGCACACGATCATCGAGACCGAGCAGCGTTCCCGGCGCGACGGCGAGAGCTTCCGCCAAGCCCCAAACGGCGTTTACAGTCGGATTTATCGCGCGGCCCTGCTCAAGCTCCCAAACGTGAGACTTGGTTAGATCGGCAGCGTCGGCGACCTGTTGCAAGCTCATGCCGCGCAATTCGCGAAGCATCTTCAGACGAATGCCGAGAGCGCTTCCGTTGAAGCGTCCGCTCATTTCTCTTCCTTCGTATTGGATGCGCGGAGAGCGGCGGCAATCGCGAAACAATCGGCGGCAGTCGCAGCATCGGCCCTGCTCACGCCAATCGGGCTAATCGCGAGTTTTGCCACTCGAATTGCGTGCTGCTGATAGCGCTCGGCAAGCTCCAGCAATGATGGTTTCATCGATCCCCCTCCGGTGTTCGGGCGTCTCCCGAATCTTCGTTCGGGACCGCGCCACTCGTGAACTCAGCCGCAATCTTCGTTGCGTCTTCGCCCTCCGGGCGAGTGTCGGCTGACGCTGACTTCCTGCCCTCTCTCAAGCCGCGCTCGATTGCCCGCTTGAACGTCTCGGTTGACGTTTCGCCGGGAACGGCGGTGCGCCACGCCCATTCGTAAATGTAATCGACAATGGCGCCGTCTGGACTCATGCTCCGGTCCTTTCGGTGTAGTCGGGCAAGAGAGCGGGCGCTTCGCCGGTTTCATATGCCGTCGCCAGACGGGGCCGGACCTCCTGACTGACGAGTTTTCCGGTCGGAAGAACGATGTTCGCTAGGAACTCGTCCTCAAACACGGCCACTCCGCTTTCAACCGCCTCCAGCTTGGCCTTCAGGACGAGCAGAAGGGCGCGACAGAGCTGTTTGTTCTTCTGCGGCTGGTCGGGGTCTTGGCGGACGGTGAAGCGGACTTGCCGCCCCTCCTTCGTAAAGCCGACAACAACCTTGTCCTCGGCCACGCCAAAGACGAACTGCTCACCCTTGTAGCGAGCGACCGTCTTGCGGATTTCGAGGATGCTTTCCTCGACGGTGACGACAGTTCGTTCAGCGTATGCCACGCGCGCCCCCCGCGATAGCCGACACTCGCCCGAAGGGCCGAGACTTTAGGCTCGGTTCACGAGTGGCGCGGTGGCGAAGCCAATCGCCCGAAAGCCATTGGCGATGTCCTACAGCTAAAGGAGGTTTAACTACTCTAGATACGAACATGGGTCTTATCGTTGCTTTCCGTTCCGTGACGGTGGTTACGGTTTTCATGCTGCCCTCCGGTGCCGAGGATCACGGTGGTAATCCTGGCGGCTGATGATGAGTGTTCGCCCGAACAGCGGGAAATAGTGATGCCATTGCCCGCGCCGCCTCTCTTTGGGTGTGATCTGCGCGCCAAACAGTTCTCGACTGAGCGACACAGACCAAATCCAGCAGTGGCTTTTGCGGCCAGTGTAGCTCGCCACGACGAGATCGCCGTTGCTGGCGCGGGTGAAGAAACTCATGCTCATGCTGCCTCTCCGAATTGAGCTTGCGCCTCAGAGCGCAGGGTGGTGACATCGCAGCCGATCCATTCGGACAGCTTGGCAAGCGCGTCATCGATGTATGCCGCCCGCTCGTTCTCGGGCATGTTCTCGAACGCTATGGACTCATCATCCCAATCGATGATCTCGCCTGTTTTCTTGCTGATGATCGGCGAGGAAAGCCCGCAGCGGCGCTTGAGGTAGCGATGAAGGATGCGCGGCGACATCTTGCCGTCCACCGCATCGGAAAGCTGCTCGCAGCCGAGCTTGAGGCATATCCAGTAGAGCGCCAGGCGACGAGTGTTTCCCCTGATCCCCTTGATGTCCACGCGGTATGACCGCTTAGGGTCCAGCCCCGCGAACTGCTCCTGCGCCGCGGGCGTTGTCGGGCGCATCCCGCCGAACACGGGACGGTAAAGGATAGGCTCCTTGTCAGGCATAGGGGTTGTCCAGCTTGTGCCGGTGCGGGGATCGTTCGAAGAACTCCCGCGCCAGTGCGACCATGCTGATCTTGTATTTGCGCTCGAATGTTTCCGAGCCCTGGTGCTGCTCCATGTGATGCGGATGGCAGAGCGAGATGGTGTAGGCGTCCGACGCCTTGATCCCGACACCCCGATTGCCGGGGATTGAGACATGCGCGCAGTCAATCGGCATTTGCTGGCAGCCTGGAACGCAGCAGAAATGAGAGCGAATCCATTTCCGATGCGCGTCCGAACGGATCTTCGGCTTGCCGCGCAAGTCGCGGGAATTGATGCGGCCGGGGAGCATCAGAAGGGAACATCTCCCGTCTCGCGCTCGCGCGCTGGCGCTGAATTGCCGCCCTTGGCGTCGAGCAGGATCAGCTCGCCGTGATACTTCTGAAGAACGACCTCGGTTGAGTAGCGGTCGTTACCGCCCTGGTCCTGCCACTTGCGCGTTTGCAGCGCGCCTTCGATGTAGCATTTGGAGCCCTTGCGGAGGTAGGACTTGGCCACCTTGCACAGGTTCTCGTTGAAGATCACGACCTGATGCCACTCAGTCCGCTCCTGCTTGTTACCGTCGCGGTCCTTCCATGTGTCGGTCGTGGCGAGGCGAAGGTTTACGACATCCCCTCCGTTGTTGAGTGAGCGGGCTTCCGGGTCTGCCCCGAGGTTCCCGATCAGCGTTACCTTGTTGAGCGATGCCATTTATGCTGCCTCCAGTGATTGCCTGAGTTCTTCGCGAAGATGTGATCCGTCAGTCATGGAGCGGATGCGCTCCACGGCCTCGGCCAGTTCGTCGTTGAAGGCGTCCACCGCCGCAGCGAGCTTGGCGATGTATTCCTCGTCCCGGTATTCGCGGATCACGAACAGCGGGAGCCTCGGCCAGTAGGATACGAAGTCGATCCACTCGCGCTCCGCGACCCATAGGGCGCCCTGGCATTGCGCCCTGTGCTCGGGCGGAAGCCTGTTGCTGAGCAGGCAATCGACCTGGATATGTGGCAGCTTGGTCTTGATCTCGACCATGCCGTTTTCATCGATCAGCGAGTCCGGACTGCAACCCTTTGGGCCGTTGCGGATGAAGCCGACCAGTTGCGGCTCGCAGTCCTTCATGAAGGCGTAGAGGTTCCGGGCGTCCGGCTCGTATTCCTTGCCGCGCTCCGTGTGGCCGTTCGAGAAGCTGTCCATCAGTTCCCCGGTCAGCACTTCGCCAGCCAGCTTGAGCATGTAGGCGCGGCGTGTCTTGCTGTCCCCGCCGTCGCGGCCCTTCGCCATGACGGTGTGAAACTCGGAAGCAGTGGGGATGCCGAGCCGAGCGCGAAACCATTCCTCGGAACCCTGCTCGCAGTTGAAAATCTCCATCAGCGGCCTCCCGTCAGATAGTCGCGGGCAGCCTTCGGGTTCTTCTGTTCGAGCAGATGGATCGTGTCGTTGTATTTGAGCGCCGGGAGCTCGGGCAGCGAGGCGATCTTCAGGTATTCGCAGAGCTTGGCCTTGTCGGCGTTCACCGCGTCCGCCAGCCCGTTCAGCACCTTCACCTGTTCCTCGTTGATTGGCCCTCCGTTTCCGGCTGCGCGGCCGTCATCGTCGGTCGTGGCAATGTCGAAGATCAGGAGCTTGAGATAGCGGCGCCCGTAGCTGAGGGCTGAGCCGAAGCCGTGGGTGTCGGTCTTGTTCTGCGCGCCCTTTGGCCCCTTGTTGTCGATCGGCACGTCCGCCTGGTAGTTGCGGGTAAAACCTCCGGTGTGGGACACGGCGCACGTCACGCGGTAGTGGTTCGGATACGGGCAGTCGGCGGTCCCGAATGAGAGCGAGAAGCCTTGCTCGTGGATGACTGGATCGATGAGCTTGCTGATCTGCTCCAGGTCCGCATAGCTCGAATGCGTCTCCTTGTTCTTCCTGTTCTTCAGGACTGGCTTGATGGCGTCCTGAGCCCCGCGCATTGCGACGTTGAAGGTCCGCTCTGCCTCGCGCTCAAGAACCCGCTCCTGCATCGCCAGAAGGCGCTCCAGCTTGTCAACGTCCGTGTTTGGGTCTGATGCGGCGCGGGCAATGACGTTGATGATCGCGTTTTCGCGGTCCTTCTCGTCAATGATTTGCCCGACTGTCTGCAGCTGGACTTTGGTTGCCATGCGATTGCTGGCTGGAGCTTATTGGGCCCCAGCCTCCTTCTCCTGCGAGGAAACTTGCGAAAGTGGATCGAAGCCGGATGGTGGAGACCGAAGGGCTCCATGCGAAGCACGAGAGCCACGGTCCCGAAGGGATTCGCCCACAAGATGCCGCAAAGCCTCTGTCCGCCCGAATCCTCTTCCTTCGAGCAAGTCATCATTGAGCGCTAGAAATGCCCGTGCGCGAAGATTATCGATCGGCTTCATGCTGCATCTTTCTGCTCGGCAAGCGATGCGAGGATTGCGCGGCCGATGAGTTCGGGTATCTGCGGGACTACGGCGTTTCCGTAGGCTTTGAGCTGGCCCATCCTGTCGGATACCCCATCAGATATTCCACTGCGGCGACCGGCGGGTAGAGAAAGCCGAACTTGATCTTGAACCAGTCCCTCAAATTGTTGTTTGCACCACGTTCCAGTCGGAGACGGCCTGAGCCTTTGTGGTCGCACGCCGTTGGTGTCGGGATAACCGATGATCCACGTCCGGTCCCGATAGTGCAGCGCGCCAACTGCGAACGCTGGTATGCAATCCCACTCCGCGTCATACCGCTCCTCGGCCAGGTCTCCGAGAACTCGGCCCATTCCCCGTCCAAGCAGCGCTGCCACGTTCTCCAGCAGCGCGTAGAGTGGTCGTACCACGCGAATGGCTCGCACCACCTCCCGCCAGAGTCCTGAACGGGCTCCGGCAAGTCCGGCGCCTTTGCCAGCAAGGCTGATGTCCTGACATGGAAAGCCGGCACAGATGACTTCGGCATTCGGGAACTCCGTTGTGGTTACGTCGCCGAGGTTCGGAACATGCGGCCAGTGGCGCTTGAGAACCTTGCAGGAGTGCTTGTCGATCTCGCTGAAGGCGATCGTCTGAAAGCCGCCAGTCCGCTCCAGGCCAAGGTCAAAGCCGCCTATTCCGGCGAACAGGGAGAGGACGCGCAACGTCATGCTGCGATCTTTCCGGGCCCAAGGTGCTCAACCTCGGCGAGCGTAATCAGCCCCCGCTGTTCCGCTTCCTCCTGGGTTAATGGCTCACCCATGAAATATGATTGGTTTGTTAGGGTAAGGCGGTAGGCTTCATCATATGTTGGATATGCTGCGATGATGCAGAAGCCGTTGGGGATTGGGCCGAGGACTGTGAAATAAAGCTTACGCATTGGGCGTCTCCCCTTCGGGGACCGCGCCACTCACGAGCGGAGCCTGTTGCACGTCTCCGCCCTTCGGGTGAGTGTCGGCTGACGCGGCGAATGTGATTGGTGCTCGCTCTATTGCGTCAGCGAGCTTGGCGAAGTCCTCGGCGCGGCGGGCGTGGCGTTCGGCTTGCTCCGCCGCGTCCTTAGCCAGCTTGCGTTGTTGCTCGGCGCATTGCGAGTTGATGCGCGCCTCCTCGCGGAAACGGTCAACCGCGCAGGCCCACGCCTCCTCTGGAGCGCCAAGGTCCAAGTCGCCCCACGCTTCGTAAGTAGCTTTGGGCGTCAGGTTCAGCGCCGCGAGATACGATCCTTCGCGTTGCTGTCTCCGCCAGTTGCCCTCGCATTCCAGGGAGCAGAACAGCGGCGCATTGGGGTCCATCGAAACGCTGAACGGGGTGCCCCCGCACATGGCGCATCTGGGTTTGGCGACGGCGGTCATGGCCGCTCCCGCGAAATGCGACACTCGCCGAATGGCCGAAACACCGAAGAGTGGTTCGGTGCGGAGCACGAGTGGCGCGGTGCCGTGCGGAGCGCGGCATTCGCCCCGACCACGGCCAATCCCAACACTGCTCCAATCAGCAGAAAGCGTGATTCAGCGAGAGATGTCATCTTGCGCGCTCCTTTGCGATTGCCGCGTCGAGCGCGAGGGACACGTCGCCATCGCTGACCAGATCAACGAGCAAGTCCATTTCGGAGGTGAGCCGAGGAAAGGCGCGCCGGATGCGCTGGAGCATCACGAGAACGTCCATTCCGTCGTTGATTTGGGGGGAATGGGGCTTGGTCATGCCGACTGCTCCGCAAGCTCAACCGCGCGGGCGCGGAGAGCATCTGCCACCGAGAGACAGTAGAACGTGACTTCTAGGGTGTGACGCTCAGGCCTCCCCGTGTAGGCACCGCGCACAAAAGCATCCGCCGTGCTTATTCCTACTCGGTCAATCTTTTCCGCCAGTTGGCGAATGCGCGCCGGATCGAAACCCGAAGGGCGAAGACCTAGAGGGGCTTCGTGCGAAGCATGAGAGCCGGTTTCCGCGCTAGCGGACGCGCCCTGACCCTGACCCTGTTGTTCCACTGCATCCTCTCCAAAGGCTGATGGCCTGTTGAGGATGGACTATACACCTCAGCGGTGCATGTGCAACTATAAAATGCACGTTACAGGCGAAAAAATATTTTCGGGGGAAATCTTGCGCTGTAGGAGGCTAGCTGGAACAAACGTAGAACACGCTCATTCCCCGTTAATCCGATTCACAAGAGATATATGCGCTTGCAACCAGTCTCGACTGACATACAGTCGCTAATTCGCGTTCGGATCCTGAGCTCGGAGGAGATCGAAGCGCTTGGGGACCGATCAATGCGGACAAGTGTATCTCTGGCACCCGATCCTGGCACCTGTAAGGTTCGGGAATGGCAGTTAAGGCTGGCTAGCTCGCTGCGGGGCCGTATCGACTGCCTACGACATCTGCTGCAATCTGCGCCAGAGACGCGTCGCTCGCTGCTTCAGGGCGCCTTGCAAACGTCCGAAGCATCTCTTGCAGCGCTAGAGCAATATCTTGAACAATGTTCTCGTCAGGATCGGGATCCTTCAGCGCCACAACCGCCAGCGTTCGGGCAACGACCTCACTTGCGACTTGTTCACTCAGCTGAGGAAGAGTCTCGGTAGGTTTCCGCGGGCCGGCGATCAGGTCGATCGGGTCCACGCCTAACGCCTTCGCGATCTTCTCGACCCACTCCAGGGTAAGCGCCTTCCCGGCTTCCAGTCTCGCGAGGTGCTGGTACGTCGTTGGTTTAGGCTCGATCTTGGCCGCAACCTTTTGCAGCGACCAGCCCTTACCGCCCGCTTTCGCCTTTCTGGCTGCCTTGATGTTTGCGCCCACCTGCTTTGCCAGCATGGCAGCGTGTTGGGTGAGAAACCCGGAAGAGGCTATACACTCCACGCGCGAAAAATCCCCTTGAAAGCGTTGCGAAATACACCTATGAGGTGCATATGCGCCTTCAAGACTATCTCGCTGAAACCGGCACCACTCGGGCAGAGTTCGCGCGCCGGATCGGCGTGAAGCACATCACTGTCACACGTTACGTCAGCGAAGGCCGCGTCCCTGAATCCTCGGTGATGGAGAAGATCATCGAGGCAACTGACGGGAAAGTTACCGCCAACGATTTTTTCGGTTTGGCAGCATGAAGCGCGTCTATTTCATCAAAGCGGTTGGGATGCGGGGACCGATCAAGATCGGATGCTCCTTTTCCCCGACCGGCAGGAAGAACGGACTTCAGGCATGGTCGCCGCTTCCGCTGGAGATCATCGCGGAGATCGACGGCGGCCACGATATCGAGCGCCGCTTTCACCAGCGCTTCCTGGAGACGCACAAGGCTTATGAATGGTTCTACTGGTCGCAAGACTTGCAAGACACCATCGAGGCCATTCGCGCCGGAACGTTTGACATTGCGACGCTGCCGGTAGCGAACGGCTCTCCGCTCGAAAAGGGCAAGACATACAGAGGCACGCCGGAAAGCCGCAAACAGCAAAGCTACTCGCTTCGCGTGGCAAACCTCAGCCGACGCTCGGGATGGAGCTTCGCCGGAGACGCGTACCGCATAGTCCAATCCGGTCGCGAAGCCGAGGCGGACGCCTATCTCGCCGAACCGCATATTCACGGCAAGCCAATTGATGCGCCGTGGGCCGAGCTAGCCCGCAGCAAATGGATGGAAAAGCTCAACAGCGCGGTAGCCCCTAGCCGCGTCGGGGCGGGCACTAACGCGCGCCCCATCCTCCTCACCGGAGCGCCATAGGCCGTGGCTGGGGGGATTCTAAGCAAACTGCTCAAGGCACCCATCGCCATCTACGGCGACTTCCCGTTCGTTCCGTTGGAAATGCGGCCCGCCCGCAAGTGGGAGGGGGGAGCGTCCGAGCATAGCGGACGGGCCGACGAAACAGGTGACAGCATCGCACGTCATCACAAGATTGCCCTTACATGAACAGCGCTCCGAAAATCTTCGGAAAACCGCGCGACGAACTTCTCGGCGACATTGGCTACGCCTTGCAGCAGGTGAAGCGATCCCGCGGCCTTAGCTCTGACGACATGCGCGTCGTGTTCGGCCTCAAGGACGACGACATGGTGTCGAAATACATCGCCGGCGAGAACGCTATGAGCGTTGTTTCCTGGCTCCGCGCACTTGAGGCGTGGCCCGAGCTCCCGGAACTTATCTCGGAATCCGACACCGAACGCGCCCTCAAGGGCCGCCAACGCTCCCTCACGCTTCCCATGCCGCCACCTGAGGAGAAGGCGGCGTGATCCTCCGCATGTGTATGCGTCTCGGGCTAAACTACGCATGGGGCCTCATCAACTTCACCGCAGGAGCAATCCTGTGCGGAACATGGGTCGCCATTGTTCTCGTGACGCACGGAGCTGTGCGGTGATCCGCTTCCTCACATCGCTAGCCGCACGCCGACTGTCGAAGCGTCGGCAAGAGGCGCAGCGCGAACGCATTCTCGCCAAGGCGCGGCAGCTTCGCGAGGAGCTTGGATTGCCACCCTCACCAGCATTGGGCGGGACATAGAGAGATGGGGGGGGAATCTCGGGAAATCATCATCGAACTAGGCTGGCCGTCGCCTAAGCTCTCGCCCAACGCGCGTGTGCATTGGGCCGAGAAGAGCCGGTTCACGAAGGCGTCCAAGGACACCTCCTATTGGATCACGAAGGCTGCCCTGGGCGCCAAGTTCGGCCCCACGTTCAAGTTCATCCATGACGGCAAGAGCGACATCATCCTCAAGCAGGTTGCCCACCCGCCAGCCAATTACAATTACGACCGCGACGGGGTGGACGCGAGGCTGAAGCCGCACCGCGACGGGATCGCAATGGCGCTGGGCGTGGATGACAAGTTCTTTCGTCCAACGGGAATTGAGTGGGGCGCTGTCGTTCCCAACGGCAAGGTCGTGATCGAGGTACAGCTATGAGCATGGGCGCAACCGTAGATCGGCCCGTGCCGCCGGCGATCGCCTACTCACTGGCGCAGCGCGAGCTTCATGCGGAGCAGCATCTTCTCACCGCTTCAGCAGCGGGATTCCTCGACAAGACCTCATGCTCGAAGATCGCAGAAACGTATGGAGTCACGCACCTGCTTAGCGAGCTTAAGCGGATGAAAGGGAAGATGTTTCCCGAGTTCGCGTGCAATTCGGAGGGTGGGAAATGATTACGAGTAACGCGCGTACTGCACCCCCGCCTCCGTTCAAGTTCGAGCCCGAAGTCGTGGTGGCGATGGAGAAGCCGCTTACGCGCGAATCCGTCCTTGCCCCGACCCTTTGCCCGACATGCGGCGCACCCACCGGGGCAAGGTTGATGGTGACGCATATCCAGGCGCTCGTTGCGGCCTATTACAAGATCCCCGTCAGGATCATGGCTTCGGCACGCGGCACCCGCGAGGAATCCGGTGCTCGCCAGGTCGCGATGTATCTCGCCTACGAGCTCACCCCGAAATCGCTGCCCGACCTCGCCAAGCGGTTCGGCCTGAAAGACCATACCACGGTTCTCCATGCGATCCGCTGCACGCAGAGGCGGATGCTTGAGGACGCCGAGATCGAGGCGGACCTGAGGGCATTGCGGGAAAGGCTTGCGGCATGAACAGGTATTACCGCAGCCTGCCAGAGAACCTTCAGTCGCTCTACAACTACCTCACGTGGTGGAAGACTTATACCCATAGCGAGGCGGTTCAAGAGATCGAGCGGAGGCGCGGGTGAGCGGCTACGTCCGCATTCACAGACCGCTCTTCGAGGAGCATCCGGCGTTCCGCAACGACGCTGAGGCGATGGCCTTCGCATGGATGATCGTCAAGGCCCAATGGCGGCCAAAGGCCGTGCGTTACAAGGGCCACAAGATCGAGCTTCAGCGCGGGCAGCTAGCAGTCTCTCAGCGCGACATGGCGCGGGCTCTGGATCGCGACAAAGCGTGGGTTGAGCGACTTTGGAAACGCCTCAGAGCCGAGGCGATGATCGAGACAGCGTGTGAGGCAGGCGTCGCGGTCATAACCATCTGTAAATATAGCGAATATCAGGCAGACGCTGTTCCTTGTGAGGCAGCGGACGAGGCGCCGGAAGAGGCAGACGCAAGGCAGACGCGAGGCACAGAACAAAGAAGGGAAAAAGGGAAGAAAGAAACACCCACCCGCAAGCGGGCTGATGGGAAGCATTTGATCCCTTCAGATTGGGCACCCCCTCCAGTTTCAGAACTGCCGCCAATGGCGAGGGCCTGTGCCGAGCAATGGACGGAAGCGAGCTACCAGACCGAGGGCGAGGCCTTCGGATGCTATTGGCGCTCAGAGCGCAAAATGAAGAGCGACTGGCGCGGCACCTGGGCCAACAGGATCATCTCCCGCCATGATGCGGTGATGCGAGCGCAGAAGTTCGGGAATGCGCCGCCGTCTTCGCAGAAGTTGCGCCCGCCGACGGCAGTCGAAGTCAGCAACATGGTCCGCTTCTACACCGACAGGGGAGATGTTGAGAAAGCCGAGGAAGTCCGGCGAAAATACGCCGCATCCATCGGCGATGTTGCAGGCTCAATCCTGAAAAGCGTGAGGGCCGCATGAACCGCTGCGATCCTGCAAGCTGGGAATCTCTTCGTCTGAGATACGAAGCAGAATTGAAGGTCAGGCGTGAAATGCAGGCTGAGAACAGGGGCAGGATCGAGGAATTGCAGCGGATATTGACGGAGATGTTTGGGGAGGGAAAATATGGGCAGACCGCGTAAACCTGGTCCGCGCAAGGGCAACCGGCGCTCCCGCGCTAAGGCGGATGTCATGGCCGATGATCGCGGCCGACCTAACGAGCGCATCATGGCGCTGCGCAAGTTGTTCTCATTCGTCAATCCTCCGGTGGATAAGCGGCTCGATGGTCGCAATGGTGAGATCGACAGCGAGATTTGCGATGCCGTGGGTCAAATGGCGGCCTTGGGACTATTCGACGGGCACGGCCATGATCCGGTTGAAATGGTCCGCTCGGGAAGGTTCTGGGGCTGTCACTACGCAGCGCTGCTCTGTTACGGCGGACGCGGGGCCAAGGTCTCCGGCTATGAGCGTGGCGACAAGAGCGAAAATATTGCCTGCCAAACGAAAGCCGACATCATCTTTGACCGCATGAATGACGGGCTCGGCGACTATGAGCGCGAGGTGCTCATCACGCTCCTGGTGGACCCGCTCATTGGAACGACGCCTGAGGGCGCGAACGCGACATGGGCCGACGCCCTGATTGCGGAAGGTCTGCGTGAGCGCGGACGGCTCGTGTCGTGCGCCATGTTTCCCTCACTGCATGATAGAGAGCTGCTGAACGCAGCGATTCGGGGGCTTTGCGCGCTGGTAGATGGACAACTTCCCGCACGATTCGAGCGCCGTGCTGCCTGACGATTTCAAAGAGCCATGCAACCAATGCCTGACCTGCGCGTTGGTTCCGCATACGTTCACGATGCGGTGAATATTTCGCTTGCTTTTGTTCCCGATCTGTGCTAGGGGACGAAATGCAATGCTCAGAAATGCGCCCAGCGCAGAAGTGAGCTAACGGAGAACACGGCGGGCCCCGCAGCAAAGAGCTGGAGCGGGCCCGTTTTCATATCCGCGCAAGCGGTCCCCGCCAGCACTGCCTCTCAGACCGACGCACTGATTGAAGTGCGGTCACGACGCGCAACTGACTGGCGGGTTTCATCCACGGAGCGCCGAGATGAATCGCGCTCGAAAAGCTCTCATAGTTCGAAGGGCTGATCCAATGCACGAAACGGCGTCGGAGATTGCAGATGCGATTCACCGACTTGCCGACGAGTGCGCGGGCATAGCCGGAGCTCTGTCATACCTGGCGGCCGCAAAGCATTCAGGGACAGCGGGCGAGCAGAGACTATTGGGCGCGGTGATCTACCAGACCTCGATCCAGCGGTTTGGCGGATTGAAATACGACGGCGAGCCGATTGACCAGATGACGATCGACGATCTCGCCAAGACATTTCGCAAGCTGCTGAGGAAGCCGTGATCTGGTGGCGGCCGACCTATCCAGCGCCGTCATACAGAACATGGTCATGGAAGCGACCGTTCACGATCCCATTTGAGATGATCGAGCGGTTTTTCCTGGTGGCAAAACTGCCGGAGCCTGTGAACGACAGAGACGAGTTGAGATGGTGAAGTTCCTGCTCAAGTCGGCAGAGATAGCGACAGCATCATTGATGGTCGGCATGTTCTTCGCATTGGCCGATAGCGCAATGGCGATGATCGAGAGCCGGCGTGCGTAACGGTCACTTTCAGAGACTCATTTGAATTTGTGAGGGAGGCGTAGCGTCAGCTCCCCCGGGAGGGACCGTGCCAGACAACTATATGCGCGGCCGCTCTGCCGCGATTTGCATGGCTGCCGATGAGATCGGCGCCGTCTATTACGACCGGATCAAGGTCACGTTCGGACAGGACGGGACAGCGACGGACGTAAGTTCTGCAAACCCGCTGCCCGTCTCGATTGTCAGCGGAGGCGGATCTTCGTCGGGCGGACTAACGGACGCCGAGCTGCGCGCAACGCCGGTCGCGGTGTCGGGAACCTTTTGGCAAGCCACCCAGCCAATATCGGGAACCGTAGGGATTTCGGGAACGGTGCCGGTCAGCGGCACTTTCTGGCAGGCCACACAACCGGTCAGCATCGCCGCCACTGTAAATGTAAGCGGTCCTTTGACGGACGCGCAGCTGAGGGCTGCCGCTGTTCCGGTGTCGGGCACGTTCTGGCAAGCGACGCAGCCTGTGTCGATCGCTTCGACCGTGGCCGTTTCCGGCACTGTCACGGCCAACGCCGGCGGCGGTACATTCGCCGTGTCCGGGCCTCTAACGGATGCCCAATTGAGGGCGAGCGCGGTGCCTGTTTCGGGCACGGTGACGATCACCCCGCCGACTCTCACCAAGGGAACGCAGGGTTCAACGGGCCTCTCGACCCAGGATCTGAAGGATGCGGGGCGCGTCCTGAGGGTTTTTTCGGCAAGCTTCACAGCGGCAACGAGCGAGGCGCTTGTAACGCTGACCCCGATCACGGACGGAACTGCGGGAGCAACCGGAACGACGTTTGCGGTTACGTCTGGGAAGAGGCTCAGGCTGCAATCGCTTAGTGTGAGCACGAAAAATGCGGGCGCCGCCGGCCAGGGCGTTGTCTGCAACCTGAGGATCACGGCGACGGGAGCGGTAGCGGCCAATAGCCCGCTGATCGCGACGTGCGCTGCTGGAACGTATCTCGCGACGGCCAATGTGACGAACGGCAACTGCGTGACGTTTCCGGATGGATTCGAGCTCTCCGGCAATATGCAATTCGGAATCAGCCAGATCGGAACGGCCACGGCGGGCAACACGGTCACCCTGATTGGGTATGAGTACTAAATGCTGGGATTGTCGCCGATCTCAGCACGATCCGTTAGCGGTGGGTCGTTCGGCCTCACCGCGGTAAGCGCGGCCCTTGCGGCCACCGCAACGATTACGTTCACGGCTTCGGGAACGATCGGGTCTATTGTCCACCCCGTCGCCACGGTCGGAATATCGTTTCCCGTTTCGGGCACGCTGATCGTTCACCAGGCCCTTACGGCAACGGCATCGATTACATTCACGGTGTCCGGCGATCTCAAGGTTGCGGGACGCCCAATAGTGCTGGCGGCAATTCCACAGTCATTTGAGCTGAGAGCGATGCAGGGTTCGATGACCCTCAAGGCCATGCCTCAAAGCTTCACCATTCGGAGTGCGGGATGAGCGTTACAACCAGTTTCGCCAATCAGCTCCTCGCCCTCATCCTGGAGGGGACGGCGATCGCGAACATCGCGGACAATGCCGCGTCGTCTCCGCTCGGGAATCTCTACATCAGCCTCCACACGGCAAGCCCCGGAACGTCGGGCAACCAGGCGACCAGCGAAACAGCATACACAGGTTACGCAAGGCAGGCCGTCGTCAGAACGTCAAGCGGATGGACCGCGGCAAGCGGGACGAGCAGCAACGACGCCGAGATTGCCTTCCCGATCTGCACGGCGAGTCCGGGCAGCGATCTTCTCTACGTGGGAATAGGAACAGCTTCTTCGGGCAACGGAACGCTGCTGCTTTATGGAGCGCTCACTTCCTCCATCGCAATGCAGGTCGGAACAACGCCGATCTTCTCCGTTGGCGAGCTCGATGTCACATGCAGCTAAGACCCGACGAGCTCCCCGACATGATCGAGGATGAGGTAAGGCGAGTAACGCTTAACCTGTCCGGCGCCGTTGGGACGAACACGATCACGGACAGCGACATAACGAGCGACACGCTAACAATCGGAACACCATCGATCAGCGGAACGAGCGTGAGCTTCAATGTGACCGCAAGCAATCAGGGAACGCATTACATTCTCGCATCGGCCGTCTTGAGCTCGGGCGAGACAATCAAGGGCTATATCCGGGCGAAGGTCACAGGAAAGCCCTGCACGAGCGCGACAACCGATTATGAGTGACCGCAACGACACCGGCCAGTTCATAGTGGGCCATACTGGAATGGGCGGACGGCCAAAGGGCGCTCGCAATAAGCTTGGCGAGGCGTTCATCCAGGCGCTTTATGATGATTTCAACGAGCACGGGATTGCTGCGGTCGAGAAGGTCCGTGCCGAGAAACCGGACCAATATCTGAAGGTGATCGCATCCCTGCTTCCGAAAGACGTGAACCTGAACGTCAACAGCGAGATCGAGATGTCGGATGACGAACTCATCGACCGCATCCGAGCCCTCACAGAAGCCGTCGCCCCGCTCCTTGGCCGAGCTGGAGCGGCTAGTGAAGGAACTGAAGCGCAGGGAGTCGCAACGGTCGCTTCTCGCGTTCACTGAATACACGAATCCCCTTTATCGCTCGGCCGAGCACCACAGGCGGATCTGCGACAAGCTTGAGGCGGTCGAGAGAGGGGACATTGACCGGCTGATGATCTTCATGCCCCCGCGGCATGGGAAGTCGGAACTGGCATCCAAGAGATTCCCGGCATGGTGCCTGGGTCGTCAGCCAACGCGGCAGATCATCGCGGCAAGCTATAACTCAGACCTAGCCAACGACTTCGGCAGGAACGTCCGCAATATCGTGGATGAGCCGGAGTTCCGCGAGGTGTTCCCGAACGTCTCACTGGCAACGGACAGTTACGCAGCGAACCGGATGAACACCGACCACGGCGGCGCCTATGTAGCGGCGGGCGTGGGAACGGCGGTCACGGGCCGCGGCGCGCATATCGCCCTGATCGATGATCCGTTCAAGGATCGCGAAGAGGCGGACAGCGAGCGGCGCCGGGACATTGTTTGGGATTGGTACCGCTCGACCCTATTCACCAGATTGATGCCGGGAGGCGCGATTGTCCTTATCCAGACGCGTTGGCACGAGGACGATCTTGCTGGTCGGCTGCTCGAAACTGAGCCTGAGCAGTGGGATGTGCTCGAACTCCCGGCGCTGGATCTTCAGGGCAAGGCGCTCTGGCCCGAATGGTACGACGAGCAGGCCCTAGCCCGCATCAAGGCCACGATTGGACCGAGAGAATGGTCGGCGCTGTATCAGCAGCGGCCGCAGCCCGACGAAGGCACGTTCTTTCAGCGTTCCTGGTTCAAGGAATGGGAAGCGAAGCCCGCTCTTCGTTACTACGGATCGAGCGACTACGCGGTCACGGACGGCGATGGCGACTATACGGTCCATCGCGTCTGGGGGATCGACGCGGGAGGATGCATTTACCGTGTCGATGGGTGGCGCGGGCAGGCCACCTCTGATGTGTGGATCGAACGCAAGCTTGACCTGATTAAGCAATACAAGCCCTTGGCGTGGTTCGGCGAGGGCGGGGTGATCCAGAAGGCAATCGAACCGGCACTTAGACGACGGATGCTGGAGCGGCGGGTGTTCTGCCGATTGGAATGGCTGCCGAGCGTGGCCGACAAGCCGACACGTGCCAGAAGCTTTCAGGCAATGGCCGCAAGCGGGCGAGTCTATCTCGAACCGCACGCCGACCTGAGCGAGTTCCTGAGCTTTCCCGCCGGCAAGCACGACGATGAGGTTGATACGGCGTCCCTCATCGGACGGGCGATCGACCAGGCACATCCGGCGCTGGCGGGAACGATCGACAAGAATAAGCCGCGCGACCGCTGGGACGAAACCACTGAGGAGACGGGTTCATGGAAGGTGGCGTGACCGATCTCGTTCACATGTTCGAGGAGTCGGAAGACGCCACACGCGACGCCCGCAAGCTCGCCGAACGGGACATCGACTACCGCGACGGCAAGCAGTGGACATCGGACGAGGAAAACGAGCTCAAGAAGCGTAAGCAGCCGGTCGTCACCTACAACCGCATCCAGCGCAAGGTCGATTATCTCTCCGGACTGGAGAGGCAGCAGCGCAAAGACCCGAAGGCATTCCCCCGCAACCCGGACGACGAGGACGCGGCCAACGCGGCGACGGACTCAATCCGCTTCGTCTGCGACACCGAGAAATGGGACGAGAAGCGCAGCGCCGCATGGGATGATCTTCTGACTCCCGGCACCTGCGCGATCATGGTCGGCCACAAGCAGACGAAGAAGGGCATCGACCCGGCGCTGATCCAGATTGCGTGGGATCGCTATTTCCATGACCCGCATTCGGCAAGGCCGGACCTGAGCGACAAGAGCTATGACGGGATTGTCACCTGGTACGATCTCGACGTTGCGCTGAGGCGCTGGCCCGACAGGCAGGACGTTCTCAATTCCACGCTGGAATCGGTTCGGGCGGACGACACCTACGACGACAAGCCCAAGGAAAGAATGTGGGCGGACGCCAAGCGC